CGGCTTCCTGCCGCGTGATAAGCCCCTGCGGGGCGCTGCCGTCCGTGATGCCCGCAGCCTTTGCCGCCGCCCAGTCTTTCGCCGCCCACGAAGAGACGGGTTTGGTGCGCAGCTGCGCAAAATAGGCATCCAGCATCTTGTTGATTGTTGCCTGATCCATGTACTCCTCCATTTCCGGCGGATACTTGCCCGCCAAGATCATGCTCCCTGTGTACTTGAGGTGGTCGTCCCACTGAAAATGCGGCTTGTCCGGGAATTTCTTCCAATCGCCGCCCCAGCTGAAGCCGACCTGCTTGCCGATCTGCCCGCAGCGGGCGAAGAACGACGGATCGTCGTATCCGTGCCCCGCGACATCCTTGCAGATGTCGAACGCCAGCCCCGCCTTGACGCCGTGGAACGTCGGTCTCGTCGCGGTCTTCGCCGCATAGCCGTTCGCGGCAAGATAGCGCTGGTACTCGTCATCCCTGACCGTCTCCGTCACCAGAACCGGAAGCCCCGCCTCCTTGCAGAGGTCGAGAAAAATGACGCAGTTCGCGCGCACGTCTGCCCGCAGGTCGGCGATATCCCTACTGTGATACATCGCCGTCACCCTTTGCGTCGATCACGTCCTGCGTCTTCTGGCTCTGAGTGCCGAAGTAAAACGCGATGATAACCGCATAGATCGTCATAAAGTCCTGCGAGATGTTGCCCGTCACCGCCATATAGGCAAAAACAGCGGTCAGCACCAGTGTCACAAGGCTCTTGACGCTCATCAGGTTTGCCAGTCTTTTGTAAATCAGTTCCATGTTATTCGTCCTTTCCCTTGATTTTGATTCCTGCCAAAAGTGCCAGTTCTGCCGTCCACGCCGCAAACCATGCGACCGTCAGACTGTCCGGCACTACCTTGTCATGCGCGGTCAATACGAGCACCGCAATGCAATACCAGCAGAGGTTCAGCACTGCCGCGATGACGTATTTGTCCCGCTTTCTCAGCTTTCTCACGTCCTGACCTCCCACTCGTCGATTTCGCCTTTGATCTTGTCGATGAAGCTGTTGCCGCCCAGCGCCTTGTACCCCCTGTAGAGGTACAAAAAGTCCTCAAGCTCATACTGCCGAATGAACTTGTCCTCTCTATGCCGGTAATAAGTGTGCAGCATATCGTGCCGCAGCTGGCATTTGAGCGCGTCGGTCAGCTTGTCCAGCCCGAGCAGCTTGTGCCGAATCGGCTTGATGATGAGCGCCAGCGCGCCCAAAATGACCGTGATCTCCGAGCACACCGACGCGACCCTTGCCAAATCTCCCATATCCCGCTCCCTTTCTCCTTTACTTTTCCGTCTCTACCCCATACCGCTCAAACATCGCGCGGATAGCGGGATTGCGCAGCAGCTTCTTCTGCTGGCCTTGGTTGAGGTCGTCGTAGACTGCTTGCAGTGCTTCTCGCGTCTCTGCCACGCACTCACGTGCCCGCTCCGTGTAGGTTTTGTCCATTACTGTTCCTCCCCAAGCAAAATTTTAGCAGCCGTTTCCGTATCCTCTACCTGCTCTTTCAGCAGTTTATTTTCGCTTTCTAACGCCTGCATATTTTCCGCCTGCTTTGCGCTCTCTGCACTGCGCTTTTGGATATAGTCACAAAGTTTCATTGGGTTTCCTCCGCGATCGCCACCGGCTCTCCGCATGTTACTCTGCCCTCACCTTTGGCGTAAATTTTCACGCCCAGCTCCCATAGATCCGTGGTTTTCTCGGCGTTGGGCAGCTCCACCACCTGATCCGGCTCACACGTCACCCACGCGGGGTTGGCATCCTTGGCGTTGTTACTGATCTGGATAGATTGCGCACTTGCGCCGGTGATACTCACCTGCACCTTTGCCCGCTTGGGGCGCTTTGTTGCGCCGCCCAGAAACGCCATGAAGCTCAATTCCCGGTAGGGCTTGCTGGCATCCGGCAGGATGTAGATAGTGTCCTCCGTGCTGTCGGAAACCAGTGTGGTGTTTGCTACCTTGAATACAGGGCGAACTGGATAATTGTTGCTGGCATTACGCTGGCTGACGATACCGTTAGCTCCCACGAGACGAATCTGACTGGCAGAATAATTAGAGCGCAGCCACCATTCTAACGCCCTTCCCGCTGAATTATACGCAATCCTCGCACCGATGTCTGTCTCATTCCCGCTATGCACCTTGAGCATTGGCAGGACGCTGTCACCTTCCACTCCGCCTGTGGTGACTTCGCTTTCGCTCAGCAGGTATGCCTTTCGTGCGATTTCCGTCACCGCATCGGAGTTGTACGGCTTGATTTTGATTGTGGACGGGATGATGCAAGCCCGCATTTTTTCATCAAAATACGAGAGATAGCCCGCTGTTTCATCGTTCAGCCATGTGTCCATCAGGCTATCAATGTATGTTGCCTCGTTGGTTGCGTTCATTTGACGCGGCTCGTCCAGCACGTTTTGCCGCAAGAGCACCACGCCGTCCGCGTCCTTGCGAATAGGCCAGTAGGCAACGGTCTGCGTCTTGCCGTTGATAGTTTCCGTGTAGTGGAGAACTTCGGTCAGCTCGATCTCGCTGATTGGTCTTGCCATGTCTACCTCCTTACGCCACTACGATGCGGGCGTATTTATCCACTGCGCCAGCCGTTACGATCAAGTCTGAACTGGACATGAAATCCGCAATGTACACGTCAACGGACGATAGATCGCCGCCGCCGCTCTGGATGTTGCGCACCGCCTTCGCCATCCCCGACGGGAAGCTCAGCGGTGCAGTCGTTCCGCCCTTCTCGCGGATAGCGTCCGCAACTGCCGTCAGGCTCGTGTCCTGTACCAAATATTCAGACATCAGAACGTACCTCCTTCCGCCGCGGGCACGGTTTCCGCCACCCATTTTTTGTTCCGGACGCGGAGAAAAGACCCTTCATCCGCGCCATCCGGCTTTGGCAAATCAGACTCCTGCCCTACATATCTGCGCAAAATGTCACCGGACACCTTTTTTGCCGTCGCATTTTGTTGCACCACAAAGAGATCATCCGCCGTGACAGCCTCCGCCGCAAGCAGATCGTCAATGGTTTTGTCCATGTTGCCCTCCTCTATCATAAAATATTGATTATATGGTACACGTCTACCGCACCGTAGGCCACGGCAGCAACGTATAGCGCATACCGCTTTCTTCTGCCATTGTTTATTCGTTTAGTTCCCAGGATACAGAATAATAAATACCGGTACTACTGGCAGAACAAAGGACCCAAATGCCATTGGCATTGCAAACTGAATAAGACGTAATTTCTGTAATATTACTCTGTGTCCAGTTTTTTCCGTCGATAGAGTAATAGACAGCGCCTCTACTCGACGAGCAAACAACCCAAATTCCATTTGCATTATGAACTGCTTTAAACTGGCCGCTTGTAATATTACTTGGCTCCCAACTCTTCCCGTCTGTGGAATAATAAATGCCGCTACTATGACTGCACGCAACCCAAATACCATTTGCGGAGTAAACACTGTTTATCCAACCATCTGTAATATTGCTATTTTCCCATGTTATACCGTCAACAGAAAAGTATAATCCTTTACTCTGAGTACCAACGACCCATATACCATTTGCATTATAGATGCAATTTGCGTAGGCATCTTGTGATTTAATCCATTCTTTTCCATTTAGAGAATAATAGAGTGCCCCGTAATAGTTAGTACCGCAGCCGACCCACATTCCATCAGCATAAAAAACTGAGCTGAACCTAACCTGTTGTGTAATTTCTTCCCAGCTTATGCCATCAGAAGAATATTGCATTTTACTACTACCCGTAGCGATCCAGATGCCATTTGCGTTGTAAATCCATCCAGTAGACAGCGGACCTTTCGTAACATTACTTTGCGTCCATGTCTTTCCATCTTTGGAGTAATATATCCCCGGCTCACCGCTGGCGCTCCAAATTCCATTTGCATTACAAGCTCCGAAAAACCGGCCACTTGTAATATTACTCGGCTCCCAACTCTTCCCGCCTGTGGAATAATAAAGGCCGCTACTATAACTGCACGCAACCCAAATACCATTTGCGTTGTGGGCAGATCTAAAATTTTCGTTCGTGATATTGCTTTGTGTCCATTCTGTCCCGTTCGGGAAATTGCAAGAGCCGCCTCCGCCGCCGCTGAATCCCTCGCTGCCAGCAGCCCAGCCCTTGAGCGTCCTGCCGACCGAAATTCCCGCAAGAAAGCTGTTTTTATCGTATTTCACGCGCCATCCCTCCTCACCACCGGATCAGCGTCGCGTGCCCGCTGTTGTCCGTGATTTTGATCGGGCGGCGCTGCTGGTCAAAGGTCACTGTGTAGCGGTACGGCGTTTTTTCTCCGTCCACCAGCTCGGCAAAATACCCCTTGTCCCACTCGGAGAAGTCCAGCGCCGCGCTCTTGCGCAGTCCAAGAAGATCCATATACCCCTCGTCCCGCGCGGCGAGGCCGAGCAGCTTGCCCGTGCTCGTCTCGTACGTCAGCTCCAGCGAGTTCTGCCGCTTGACGAGGTAGCCGCGCTGCTTTCCGTTGTTGTCGCCCGCGCCGAAGACGTCCACAGGGTAGTAGTATTGACCGTCTGACTCGAACGAGATCGCGCGCTTGACCTGCTCCTCGTATTGATAGACCGTCACCGGCCAGCTCGTCTGTTTGGTGGTCGTGAAAATGCGCTCGCCGTTTGCATAGGGGTAGCCGTCTGAGCCGATGGACGCGCCCGCGGGGTCGGCTTCCCAATAAATCAGCTCCCCGTTTGGGTTTTTCGCCTGCTCCGTCGTGCCCTTGGCGATGCCCGCGACGAACTCAAGGCTCTGCTCTGCAACGCGGATGAAATTATCATCCGAAGTGTCGCCCGCAAGGTACTTGACCACCCGGCGCGAGGTCGACAGCCGGTTGACGCTCAAGTCCGCGATCTCGCCGAGCGCGGAATACAACGCGTCCGCCGAAAGCTGACCGGAGACGTCCACGTTGCCGTCGAGCTTGATGTAGCCCGTGTAGTTGTTGGGGCCGACCTTGAGCGTGATCGTCGCGGTCGTCTGGCCGTCCGGGCTGGACGCGGAAGTGACGGATAAACTGATCCCATCGACCGTTTGCGTAATGTCCGACACCCGCCCGTCGATGCCCTCCACCTTGAGGTTGATCTCCTCGCTGGTCTTGGTAATAGAGGATCGCGTCTCCGCGAGTTTCCTGTTAAACTCTTGCGTGATATACCCGCTGGAAGGATATTCGTCTTCCATTTCCAATTCGCCGGGGGACGAAATACCCGCATATCCGCGCCCGTCATCAGAGAGTTTAGACAGCGGCGAATAAATACCGCCAACCGTCACGCCGTCGCCCAGCTCTGCCGCTGGGTCAATGTTTGCCGCGCCCGCTTCGTATGCCTGATACTGATAACCTTTCATGGTTTGCAGTAAAGCATTTACCATTGCCTGCGTAGCGTGCGGGCAGCTTGCGACAATTTCCATGCCGGCGTCATCGCCCGCCGTCAGGCTGTTTTCGTCATCCACAAGCAGCGTCACGCGGGAGATAGGCTTGTACTTGCCATTGTCGGCAAAGCTCGTAATGTCGCCGCCGACGTAATATTTATCAGACAAGGATCCTCACCCCTCCAAACGTGATAGCGCTGCCGGCCTCCGTAATAAGATAGTTCGTCTCGGTAGGCATGGACAGCAACGGAACAAGCAGTAGTTTTCCTGCGTCGGTAATAATCCAGTTGCCGCCATGTGCCGCCGCGATGAAACATAGCTCATTGCGGATGGTGTAATCATTTGCGGGGTAGTCGATAGTATACGAGCTATTCAGCACGGTACGGCTGTCCAATTCCACGCCTATCAGCTGGCAAAAGATGTTCACGGCTGCGGGCATAGTCATCGGAAACGTAAGGGACTGGTCAGGCTCCCATACAACGTCAGCCTTCCTCATAGCGTCGTATGCTTCGAGCTCCCAATAATCACCATCGCAGGAACGGCGGTTAATAAAAAACACGCCTTTGGGAATCCAGTCTGTCGCCTGACTGCCATTAACAAGCCTGAGATAACGCTTGATCGTCGCGGCGCGCGGTACATTGTCCGCATACAGTGCCAGTTTTAATGTTGCGCAGCAGGCGTTTCCGATGCCGAATTCTTCAAACAACTGCGATTCGACAGAATGCGACACTTCCGCATCTTTGCCATATTCCGTGCCCGCAACGTCAAATTTGTACTCTCGTTCTGTGCCGGGGGAGTGGAACAGATCAGCCCAAAGTGCACTTGTTGTCTGCCCCATATCACACCTCGGTCAAATTAAACGTCGCGCCGCCCCACACCTCGTTATCGTCCGCCGCTTCTTCAAGATTACATTTGAATGAAGTACAATAAAACGTGCTGGTTCGTTCACCATGCAAGTCAAGATATTTTGCGTCAAATTCCGGTTCACTCAGATCATCATCTAACTGCGCAAGAATTGAGCGGGGAGCGGAACGAGTTGTATACTCTAACTTTCGTTTGGTCGTAATTTTATCGCGGCGCATGTGTCCATTTTTCGTGCGGGTAGTCTTTTCGCTGTCAAGGTCATTTCGGCTCCATCCGTAGCCCTTTGCAATAATCAAAGGCGAATAGTCCGTGCCGTTAATAATAAGGATATCCATGCCAACCTCCTTAGTACAGCAGCACGGGCTTGCCCGCCGCGCGCGTCATGTTGTTGATGTTTTTCACAGTGCTGCGGGCAATCTCCTTGCCGTCAAGCTGAATGACGACCGTTGTCGCATTGGCTCCCGATTCGGCCATTGCCTGTTTAAATGCGTCGACCATTGTTGCAAGTGGCGTTTCGATGTTTGTTCCACTCTTTTGGTCACCGAGCACGGCAAGAAACTCTTTGTTGGGAGGAATGACCGCACCGCGAGCCAATGCAGGAGCGGAGATACGGCTAATCGATGGAGCTCGAGAAGGGCTTCCAAAGCCCCCGCTTCGGGTCCCAAATCCTCCGCTGCGGCCAGAATTCGATCTTGCAATAGAATTCTGCGCTTCAACGAATTTGTTTCCGAACCAGCTAACGGCATTAGCCACCCACGTTTTTACAGCCTCCCATGCGGATTTTACGCCCGAAAGGAAACCATTAATTATTTTCTTCCCCGTCTCTTTCCAATGGGAAACTCCAACATATTTAGCAACGCTGGTCTTCCACCACTGCTTAATGTTGTTCCACACGCCTTTGAGTTTCTCAAGGATTGCGTCCCAATTGAGCGCAGCCGCAGTAACGAGAGAAGCGCCGCCTGCAAGCATCATTCCGAAAGCAATAGGCCATGCCGCCGGGCAGAAAATTGCAAGCATAATGCCAAGCGCAAGCAAACTCTTTGCGGCAAAAAGGAGGATTTCCGTTAACTTACTTTTTGTCTTTTCCGTTGGGCTGTTCCAATCCAGAGCAACAGCGCTTGCAAGAGAAGCCACCCCGATAATGATAAGCCCAATTCCGAGTGCGATATGAGCACCGGACAGGCAGAGGATTACGCCGATTGCAAGCGCCGCAAGCCCAATGTAAATGAGAAGCGTCTCAAGGGTTTCCTTCGTTTTGTCTGAGACCGCATTCCAGTTCAATGCGACTGCCGTTCCCAGCATAGCCGCGCCTGCAATCATTAGCCCAATGCCGAGGGGAATATTCGCCCCAGAAAAACAAAGAATCGCGCCAATGGCAAGTGCGGAGACGCCAAGGATCATAAGTACGTTGGTAATCGCCGCCCTTAACTTGTTTGGCATACAGTCCCAATTTTCTTTAATAAGCGTTACAAGCCCCACCGCACCAGCGGCCATAAGTGCAATGCCAAGCGGAATATTTGCACCAGAAAAGCAGAGGATTGCGCCAAGAGCTAAAAGCGCGCCGCAAAGATAAGCCGTGATTTCGTCAATCTTTGCTTTATACGCATCGCTCTTGAATTGCTCAAACACAGGGGAAAGCCGATCTGCAAGCGCAGATGCCGCGCCGCCGCCACTGCTCGATGTGGAAATCGTGTTGATTTCATCGAAGCTTGCAAGATTCCCTTGCGCTTCTTTTGCCGCCGAACCCACATCGCTAATTGCATTAGCTTCCTTGTAAAGCCCTTTTGCAGCAGCCTCCGATTTTTTTGCGGTCGTTCCAAAGAGCATCGAAACAATGTTCGCAATAACACTGATAACCTTTGTAAGGATATTTACAAGCGCTGTAAAGGCGGGGACAATTACACTTAATAGCGGCTGTGCCAAAGTGAGCAACGCGCCTTTTAAGCGCCCAATGGCTTCTGCGGCTTCGTCATTTACTTGAATGACTTTCCAGACATAATCACGTACAACGGATAATGCCCTTGTAATAAGAGTAAACACAAACGCCCTGAGAGCGAGCTTCTTTACTCGGTTAACAAAGCGGGACATGTATTCGTCGGCTTTTTTAGTTGCCTCACCCATCCCAAAAACACCGTTTTTTGTGCTGGAAATTTGCTCGGAAAGCTCCCCTGCTTTTGTCTTCATCTTATCGAGATTTGCCGTATCAGACTGAATTGAAGCGTCCATTTTTTCAACTTTAGCTGTAACGGAGTCATACTCTTTTTGCAGAGATTTTACGGTGCTTTCTTGTGCTTTAATAGAATCCGCTGTAAAAAACTCTTTGCCACTGTGCATTGAATTAAGCGTTGCTTTTGCCGAGTCAAGATTGGCCGCGATTTCTGCTGATTGCTTTGCCAGCGGGATTTTTTCTTGCTGCTTCTGATAAATTTTATCGTTAAGTGTGTCGATTTTTTTAACCAGTTTATTCAGTTCTTTTTGAGCGTCTTTGTCGTCCAGATCCACGCTGAAAACTACCGAACCGTCCGCTGCCATAAAATCACCACCTTGCTTTTAGTTTCTTGCTGTGATATGATTTCATTCCATAAAAAAGATTTGGAGGGTCTTTAATATGGATAAAATGACCAATTGTCCCGTATGTGGAAGTTTAGTTGCTAAGAGTGCTAAAACATGTCCTGCTTGTGGAGCAAAGCAAAAACGAAGAAGTCCATTAGGCACTTTTATAGGAGTAGTAATTCTTGTCATCATCGCCATAATCGCTTTATTCCCGGAAGACGAGCAATCTCCTGTTGACGATACGCTTTCAGATGAGGAAAATGCTGAAATTCTCTTGAACAACGCAGAATCCCAATTTGAAAACGATAACTACGCCAAAGGCATTGATTTATGCAATCAAATCAAAGGAACTTATCCCGATACCAATACCGCCGCAACAGTCGATGATTTTTTAAAATCAAAGATTGATACATACCCTTCCTTTACAGCTAAAGAGCTTATGTCCGAATACGTTGATAACGTCGTTAATGCCGATAAAGAATACACAGACAAAGTCGTTGTTATCACAGGGACTATCAATGACATCGGGAAGACTAACAACGATTCAAATCTCGCCGTTTCATTGAAAAGCGGGCAATATTTTCAGTGCATTCAACTAAACTTTGACACCGATCAAGAGGATGCTGTTGCAACGCTCGCAAAAGACCAGTCAATCCGCGTTATTGGTCGATGCAGCGGATTTAGTGGTAAAATCTTAATTGTATTTGACGGTCAAAACGTAATGATCGAAGATTGCTATTTGCTTTCTTGACTAAAGAGGCTGCCCTTGTTGGGCGGCTTCTTTTTTGCCTAACCACGCACTTAGCGTGTCCGCCTCTTCTCTCGATATTCTTTTTGGAATATCGACAATGTCTTTATTACGTCGGTAAAACTCCCTGTCCGACTTATCTAACGCACGCCCTTTTGCTTTTAACTCTCGAATGCGAATGACCTGTGCAAATAAGCAATCTCCGATTTCCATATACGCAGACAAAAACGTGAACCAGTGGACACCGCCAGAGTTTGTATCCGCGTCATATTCGCTTTCTCTTATTTCTTTTCCAAGGACGCGGTTGATAGGGGAAACGATAAGCTGAAAATCCTTCTTCCAGTCCACCAGTTCCGGTTCTTTTTTCTTGTCGTCGTGTGGTTTCCCGCCGTTGATAAACCAAAACATTCTTTCAATGGCCGCATCATAGTCGGGGATATTATCAAAATCAACGAAGAAGAGTTTAAGGGCAGTATAAGCCCGTTCTTCGTCGCTTAGTTCTTCATCGTCCAAGACTTCAAAAATCGTCAAAATAACTCGAAAGTCATATCGAATAGAAAAGTTCTGGCCGTTGATTTCTACGCTTTTAGGAAGTCCGTAGCCCATACCGCCCTCCGTTTAATGCTTCTGAACTTTATCGAGATACTTTTTGATTCTCGGATTCGTGAATTTCTGCTCACGGGAGAACGTATTATCGATTTCGTCCATTACGGCAAGCATAAAATTGCACCACACAGGAACGCCCTCGGCCAGTGCGTAAACATTCATGCCGCCAAAAAGATCATCTGCAATGTGTGCCCCAAAAACGGCGTCAATAATCTCGCGCATCTCCTTGTCGCGCTCACGGGCAAATTCAAAGATGAGCTTTTTGTCTCCCATCTTTTCAATCTGCGTTTTGTACCCTTCCTGCTTTTTGTCGAGGTCTTCAAAGGCAAGGTACAGCCTTTCGACAAAGTTGCTGTCGGTAGGGTTAAACGACACCTCGCACTTTCCATTTACGGTGTAAGTTACAAGGCCATCGCCAAAATTAAGTTCCTGCATGATATCCCTCCTTATTCGCCCTCGGTAAACGTAACCGAGTTGCCAGAGATCGCAGCAGTACCAACCGTGCGCGTCCCGCCGAGCGTCACGTCAATGGGCATACCGATAAAACCGCCGCCCTCGCCGCCGAGAGAAGAGGGCTTAACCATGCAGGACGAATAGCGCTCCGCGAATACTGCGGTCTTTGCCGTACCAGCATAGGCGTGGACAATTAGCACGTCCTGATTCGCCAGCGCCGCCGCATTCTGCTCCTTGACCGCAAGATTCCACACCTTAACGATGGCGGGATCGCCAGCGTCCAGATCGGACGGGTCAAAGGTCTGCGTGATGATGGGTTTCTTCATGGTCGTGCGCGTCGTGCCGAGAATATCCTTCGAGGAATCCTCCTGCCAGTCATATTCCATGCTGGAATCCGTGACGCGCGTACCAAGGGGAGACCACGTGGGGGTTCCGGTTTCGCCCGTGTTGAGATACGCGATCAGAAGTTCGCGGTCTACGGTCTGCCCCGCCGTGGTGTTAAAGGTCGTATCAGCCATTTTTAATCACCTCGTAATTCATTTTCATAAGGATTTGGTGATCCTCGTCGCCGTTCTCGTACACAGCAAAAAGAGAGGATCTCGTTGTCGGCTCAACGCGGATGACACGGCGACCGTCTCCAATGTCAGGCGGTGTTTCGCTTTCTGCCCAATCGCCCAAAGCGTTAAGCAGCTCATCGGCTTTAAGCCGTTTATCATTGCTATTCCCCGGTTTCAAACGGTAGATAACCTTGAATTGGTATTCCGCCTGATATCCGCCGAGGATGTATTTTTGTGCGATGTACGCCGCCTGAATCGTAGAAAGCGCCATTGCTTCCGTATCAGCGGGAAGAAACTCAAAGCGAATCAGATCAACCGGCTTGTCAGGGAATTTGTTGAGCCAAACAAGCAGCTTTCGTGATACCTGATCCTCTTCTGCTGCCGAGACCGTCTTTTTAACCTGTTCCGTACTTCTTCACCGCCTTTTCAGCTACACGCAGCCACTTGTCGAGATTCTGCGCTTTGGATGCTTCGCACCAATGGGCTTGTGCCTGCGGATGCGCCGTGTGGTTGAATACCAAATTGCGGTCAGTCAAGACTTTTGTTCCGCCTTTCGGCGCGTATGTGCTGCCGGTATTCGGGTCAACCATGACTTTTCCGTAATACAGGAATTTCGCATAAGGGCCGGGGTAAACAATGTCGTTGCCGACAACGCGCGTGCGCTGCGTTAACGAGCCTGTGAGCATCGGAACAAAAGGTTGCGTGTCTTTCTCCATCTGCTCGGCTAAGACGTGCTCTGCGCGCGTACACGCCCTTGCAATGGCAGTCCTTACAGCGTCCATTCCATCGGTATGCACGGAAAACTTGATGCCCATTACTTGCCACCAACTTCCCAGTGTCTCATGTCGGCGCTTCCATAATCCATCGCATCGACTTTCGTCACGTTATAGCAGTCATCGTGATACTGCACGACGGTCATATTGTCGGAGATAAACTCGCCCTTAACAAACACCGTCTCGCCGCCATTACCGTTATACGAGAGCGTCCATAGTCCGCTTCTGTCTGCGGCTTTGACAAACTCCTGCGGCTTTGCGTAGGTCTTTGCCGCGCCTGTCTTGCCGTCCACGGCTTCCACCGCAAACGGGATGTACAGATTCGCTGCATCAGCACCCTCAAGCCCGCTCTCGCGCACGTTTGCGCCCTTGCTTGCTTGAAGCATCACGCCACGCAGGATGGTAATGTAAACGTGCGTGACCTCATCCAGCGTTGCAGGGTCGGTTTCGCGAACGATGTTGTAAACCGTTACAGTGTGGGGAGTGTACATGCGCAACCACCTCCGCGATAGAGCAACCCCGTGTGGGCAAGATATTCATTGCACGTCGCTGCAAGCAAGTTTTTTGCGCCGTCCGTCGCATTAAGCGCAGACAAAGCGGATTCGCCGCCCGTCGCAAGCGTTCTGGAATAACTGCCTACCGTTTCGCTCTTGACTTCTGCACTGTTTGCGGCAGCGTTGGCAAGATTTTTCATCGCCAACGCCTGCGCCGCTTCAATGATTGCGTACTTGTCCACAAGCGCACAGCAGCACATCTTGACTGCATCCAGATCAGCGTTATCTTTTGCCTTGTTCAGCGTGTAGTAATCGAGGAAAGAGCTTGCCCGCACAGCAAGCCGCGGAAAATTTTCCTCGCTCACGGTTCCCATATAAGTACCGGAGTAGTATGCAAAATCAGCGTAAGCCATGCGGGCTATCTCCTTTCAAATTAGGACTGGACAGTGACGGTCGCAGAACCAGTCTTGGCGTTATCCTGCTTGGACTTGGCCGTTACGGTAATACTCGAGCCGGTCTCGCCGGAACCAACGGTCAGAACGCCGTTTTCGGAAATGCTGGACTTCGTGCCGCCCGTCTGGCTCCATTCAACGTCGTCGCTGATAATACCCTCGCCAGCAACAGCGGCGGTAAACGCCTGCGTGCCGCCCTTCTTCACGGTAGCCGTCGAGGGCTTGACGGTGACGGTGGAAACCGTGCCGGACTTGCCGTAGACGGAGAACGGGAACGGGTTCTCAATGTCGGCGTTGTAAGCGTTGATGGGGTTCGCAATCTCCCAGCCGAGGCGCATGACCGCACGCAGCGCGACCATATCGTTCTGCATGAGGTTGTAGGTGATGGCTTTAGTGCTTGGGTCCTGAATGACGCCTTCGGTGAAAATCTTGAACGTCATATCCTGACGGATAGCGTAGACAAGCTGAGACCAGTCGCCGACAATCATCTGAGCCTGCGCAGGGTCAAATGCGCCGTTCATCGGGAAGTACATGTCCATACCATCAAGGCCATAGCGGGTAGCGCCCTGCATATCGCTCTTGAAGATAGGCTGACCGGTAGTATCCTTGAGGCCGCGCAGCTTGCCGCGCATCTGAATAGCGGACATAACACCATTGGGATTGAAACCGTCAAGCTCGACCTTTGCGATAAGTCCGCTTTCGCCCATGATGTCGTCAAAGACGCTGGTACCAATGGGGACGCCGTTACCGGCAGCGATAGCAGAGGGGACAACGCCCGCGCGCCACGTGCTCGGCTTGTTAGTTCCAAACAGGATAGCCGCGTCGATAACCTTGCCAAAAGCTTCGGTCAGGCGGGGCTTGACTTCGCCCCAAATGTCATAGTCGGAATCATCGAGCGCCGCTTCGGGGATGGGGACGATGACTGCGATTTCCTCGGCGTACAGCTTCTTCTTGTCCCACGCCATCTTCGTCGTCTGCTTGAATGCGCCCTGCTCCGCTCCGCTGTCAGTTGCTTCGCCGTTAACAAAGTACGCAGACGGAAGTGCGTCGAGGACGTTGATGGTCTGCGTCTTGCTGGACATGTTCGCCAATCTGCGGCCCATGCGAAGGACGGCGGATTCGGCGATAGCGCCCTGCATAATCTCGCGAGTTACGGGTTCCGGGATAAGGCCGGAAAGTGCGGAACGATCAATACTTGCCATGTTGTATACTCCTTTTCGTTACTTCAGTGCGCCGCGGATCAGATTGTTCATCGCGGCATTGGTATCTGTTTTCTTTTCGCCGCCGCCAACAGCGGCAGACCAGTCGATTTTTACGCCGTCTTGGAACGCGGACGGATCGGCGCTGACTTGTGCCTTGTGCCATTCGTCAAACCCTTCAAGAGCACCGTCCTTGATTTCAAGGTGCTTTGATTTCAGGTCTGCCAAATATGCCTTTTCAGCAGCCTTAGAGCTGAACTTCACGCCCTTTTCGGAAAGCGTCTTGCGGATAACATCTGCGTAGTCATAATCGGCGATCTTGGACTTGTAGCCCTCGATTTCCTTTTTGAGCGCTTCCGTTTCCGCGCTGCCGTTTGCCGCAAACTGCTTGTTCTTTTCCACTTCCGCGTCCAGCTTGGCTTGGACAGTTGAAAGCGCCTTTGTGATTCGCCTGTCAAACTCCGCCTTGTAGGTGGGGTCGGCCAGTATTTCATCAAAAGTCTTGATTTCGTCTGCCATTTTTACTCTCCTTTTATTTCCACAGCGTCATTCCCCGCTGCGTATTACAAAATTCGGTTGCCTTTTTGACTTCTTCCCAGTTCAATACAGCACCTTCATTCTCTCCCGCTGCTCCGGCAGTCCAGCCGCCTTGCTGAACGCCTTGTATTTGTCGTTCAGGCGGCGCAGTTTGATATTTACGGCCTGTTCTTCGTCTGTCAGCCCTGCGGCGTTGTACGCCGCCTTTTCTCGCTTGATCTTGCGTATGGTGCGCTCCACCTTGCGCTGCTCCTGCGTGGCTTCGTATGCCGTATAGGTCTTGCCCTCAAACGTACAGCCCAAACCATCATCAATGTGGGCAAGCTGTTCGTCAGTGTAAGTGCGCTCACTTACGCCCTCAACCCAAACGTTGCGGCGGTGCCGGCAGTTGGCTCCTTCCAGACCATCCACAGCACCCAGGCCGCACACCTCGTAGATGTTCGGGTAGATGTCTCCGCTGCGGGTGGAATACACTTTGCCTTGCCAATCCTTGTGCGATGACCACGGCGACCGTCCTGGTACATCACGCGCCCCGGCGTGCGCAGACACTTCATAATACGGCGTTTCCAGGTATTCCGCTGCTTGCTCCGTATACTTACTGCACAACTGCGATACACCAGTCATTACGGCACGGCGGGCAGCTACGTCTACATGGTCACGGTGTCCGCTCTCATAGTCAATCACGCGCAGGCCGCCGCCTGCAAGCTCCCTAACGGCGTCTTTGATGGCTTGCCCATAAGAAATAGCCCCGCTTTCTACTTTCAACGTAGCGGCATCTAAAGCCCACTGGTACGCCTTTGCGGGAGGTAGCATCGTCCGCCCTGCGTCTACCAAAAAGCCCATCGAAGCGGTGATGTTTCGGAACGCGTCCTGCGTCTGCCGTTTTATGGCGTCAATGGTGGTTGCATCTACCACCACGTCAGGCTGTGTGACATGAGCAAGGTCTATGACCTCTGTGTAATACTTTTGGTTGCGCTCCACCACATCGTCTATCAGCTCGTTCAGCTTTTTATCGCTGATGCCGGTGGCCTGTCGTATGGCTTTCTCAATCTCTTTCAGATCGATGCCGTGTGATCGCAGCGCCTTGATGTCCTGCACCGTGACCTCATTCAGCTCATCCGCAACCTTGAGCCGGGAGCATATCTCCGTCAGCAGCGTGTCCTCAAGTCCACGGTACAGCTCTGCCAGTTCCTCGGGTAGCGCGTCAAGGAAAGCCGGCTGAAACGGATATTTCATTTGCTTTCCTCCGTTTCACAATATCGTCATAGTGCGGCTTTACCCGTATCACGTTCCAGTCGCATTCTTCCGGCACTTTCCCGTAGAATATCACCCATTCCGGCGCAAGCCGTTTCATCATTTCTTCGTACCCGCGCAGGAACAGCCGCTTGCTTTCTTTGTTCTGCTGTGTGCCTACCGAACTAACCGCAACTATACCGCTGACAGGCTCACCGTCAAAGCACCAATCGTAACTGCTCTCGTCGCTCCATGAGATTGTCGGATAAACCGTCATTCCGTGGAGCTGCCAGTATGCCGCAAGCCAGTGTTTACGGTAATGGTTGTATATCTGCATCGCAAGCGGCATATCCGTGTAGGTGGAGAAGTCAGGTGCGCACACCGCCGCAAATTGCGACAGTTTTGGAATGTACTTGTCAGGCGTGTTCCAATATCGAATGAATTGATAATCGTCCACGAAGAAATGCACGATTTTGCTTTTCGTGTCTTTTGCTGTGTAATGGTAATTTACGGGGATAAATTCTCCCTGCGGATATGCCTTGACCGGCTCGATTTGTGGAATATCGTACCTCCCAACGCCGGGGAATGTAAACTTGTCGAGATTTTCAAAGTTAATCATACAGCCCCCAGCAAACAAAAATGCCGCAAGATACATTCCTGTACCTTACGGCATAGCAAGCGCCCGGAATCAAACCGGAACTTCCTCAAACAAAGTGTGCTGCCATTACACCACTACTTGCTATGCCGATTGTACCATATTTTTTTAATCCGCTCAACCATTTTCTTTTCTTCGGTTGTCAGATTTGCATACCCCTTTGCGCTGTCGTTCTCGTTGTGAATATAGCCGTGGTGCGTATGCGGAGAAACCTTATCATGCGGTCTGTCGAGGTCTATTTGTTTCGTGCGCTTGTTCTTGGTATCGTAATATGTAATCGCTTTAATATTGTCATTTTTGTTCAGCGTTACATACACGCGCCCTTGCGTCATGGTTTCCATTGGCGTTTTCTGCGCACCGTCAACTGCCTTGACAAACTTGATATTACTCTCTTTGGTAATCGTCTTAAACTCGCTACCGTAAGGCTTTCCCTTTACGCTCATTCCGCTGCTTGCGCCGCGTCCACCCATTAAACAGGCCTCCATGTACCGCTGCGCTTGTTAGCCCTACGATATTTTTTGCCATTTACTGTAACTTCCAACGCACCGGACTTTTGCGCTGTTAAAAAGGCATTGGAAAACGCCTTGTTTTCTGCCGCTTTCCTGTTTTTGCTGGATTGATCGCGCAACCTTCGCATATAGCTATCCATTTCGCCGCGCGCCCTTGCAGCTCTATCCGCTGCGCTTCCCGTTTTCTGTGCAGTTGTGAGCCTCGCGGGGCCGCTTGCGTAAGGATTTACAGCCCCAGCCGCCGCTTTAAGCGCAGTTGTTGCGAGAGATGCCATCTGCTTTACCGCATCTTTCTTCTCAGCGTCAGAAAGCTCAAGCCCGTTGATTTCGGCGGCGTTGCGCTCAAATGTTCGCTTGATAATATCTCCCATGTCGGTTACTGATGCGGCATTTGCCCGGTTAACGGCCTGCTGTGACAAAAATCGTGCAAGGCTCATGCCACGCCCGCGCCCGGTTTCTCCCGCGCCGATGCTGCCACCGGCTCCACCTCTACCGCCCATTACTCGACCTCCCCTTGTCCCTCAGTTGTCATGCCCTGCATCTTTGGCAGCGCCGCCTTTGCAGTCTCCTCATCCTCATTAAACCAGCGCATACGGAACTCCCAATCATTCATAATTCCGGCGTTTAGCATTTGCATGTCCCGCTGAAAGTCTGTGTCTTTTGACTCAATGATGCTGTCATCAAAGTCGATGCTGATTTCTACATTTTCGTCAAGCCCTGCATTCATTGCAGTATTCCCGAGCCGGAGAAGAACACGGCACAGCTCCGTCAATGCCTGTTCAAGGATAATTTCATGCTTCTTGATTGTGCGAAACATGGTGCTGTTCTCGCTGATGACCTGTGTTGCTGTTGCAACGCTGCCTCCATCAAATCGATAATAGGTTTCGCCAAACCCGCATTTGCTGGAAAGCATGTTTAGCTGATCTTGCAGGCCGACATTCAGCGCAGCCGTCCGAAGCTCCGGCGCAACGGTCTCAACAACGCTCCCCTGCTGCGTATCTTCCGGGAGAAGGTAAAACCGTCTGTCATGGTCATCCAGTGTCGGTTCTCCATCTTCGTACTTTGTCGCTGGCATTTTGACCATCATCATCATGGGACCGTTTTCAAATTCGTTGACATAGCAGTCATACGCGGTATCAACGCCGCGAAGCACATCAATGGAATTTGCAAAAACGGAAATGCCCATCGGCAAAAGATAATTGAAGTTGTTTGCAATGTTCGGCCTATCGATCACAAACTGCCGTTTATTGCTTCCCGTGTATACCACAGGGGGAATACGCTCAAACCCGGAAACGTTCTTCAGATCTTCATCAGACAGCTGTTCATTCTGGTATCGGTAAATCCGATTTTCGATTACATACGTTCCATCATTCGCTCTGCGATGGATCTGGAAATACACATAATCCTTTCCGTCTCGCGTCACCGTGGAAGTAAAGGCGCAATCATAAATAAAACCGTTCTGCCATGCAAGCGGGTAAATGTCATGCATCGTAGCATAATCAATCGCAATGCTGGACGCATCCCCGGGGATGATCTCGCCGGCATCTGTCACGCCCTGCCCTGTCACGCGGGGGATATAGGCCACCGTCCCCAGTGCGGATTTCATTTCCTGCATCTCATTCGCTTTGACGGTGAAATTGTTCTCCGCCAAAACGCGATTGATAAAATCCTGTTCTTTTTTGCCCTCAAGCGTGATTTTGACTTTTTCGTTCATGAGCAGGTTCGCCCAGTCCTCGCAGACCTTTTTCCCCATGCCGAGCGTTGCTCTATTGTGCTTAGTCCACTTGTGGCCGTTATATCTGCGGTACTGGTGGAACCCTTTCACCTTCCCGATGTACCACGATTTCCACAGGTCAACTTGGCTGTAAAACTCTTCCGGGATCGTCGTATAGCCCAGTTCTTTTAGCTTTTGGATAACTGCACTGCTCATGCAATAACTCCCATTCTGCGGCTGACAGGTTCTAACGCATACCTTGTCGCGTCAATCAGGTGGTTGTTCGCGTCTGGATAGCCGCTGATAATGTCGCCGTCTTTGTTTCTTTCGTATTCGTATCCCGCAAACTCATCGTAGGCGTGCGGTGTGCGTCGCCTGTCAATGACGATTGTTCTCCGCTGCAAGAACTTCATGCCATATTCCACAGAGCCAGGGCCTTTGACCGCTTCATACGCAGGTAGCCCCATTGCGCGGAGATCGGCAACGCTCTTCGGCTCGGCGCTGTCGCAGATCGTCCTAATGTTGTTATATCCGCGCTGTTTAATCATGCTTGCGCTCTGCTCGTTGGAAAGCTTATTGAGATAAATCTCGTCAAGTAGATAAATCGTTTCGCGCGCTCGGTCGTAATGCAACCGGATAAAAGCAAAAGGGTCTGGGAACCATCCAAAGTCCACGCCTTGATAGATTTGGTCGAACCTCGCAGCCTCTTCATTGCTAATCTCCCGTAATTCCAGCTTGTCAAAGACATTCCCGCCCGTACCTACCGGAATACCGAGATACTCGTGCTGATACGCACGCTCGTCTGTCTCTTTGAGATGTTCCGCCTCATCAAGAAACTGCTGTCCCAACCATTCAGGCGGGGCTTGCAGATACGTTGACTTGTGGCACAGCCGGTCAGCGCGTTCCTCCAAGCTATCCTTGTTTGCCCAGTTGTCGCGCGAGATCGGCGGGTTATAGCTCTCAAAGTTCCAAAACACCGAGCCGCCGCGCATAGTCGACTGCAAGATAGTTCGTATCTCGGCACGACCGGCAAACTGGTCTTTTTCCTCAAAGTGCGTTACGGCGATATAACCAAACGGGACTTTGATAGACTTGATCTTCATCGGGTCATCAGCACCGCGAAACATGATCTTCTGGCCGGTCGGCTTATAAATCAACTCCATCGGGGAGACTTTTGCCTCCCAATACCGAGCCGCGCCCAACTCGCCAATCGCCCAAATGTACTGCGCATAGACGCTGTCGCGGATGGTATTTGCCACCTTGCGCAGCACCAGCGCGTGACAATTCCGGTTCTGCTTCTGCATCAGAATCAGCGGGACAAGGATAGATACCGTCGAAGACTTTAGCGAACCTCGCCCGCCGCTAAAATCGTAATGCGTGTGCCCGTGTTGAAACACGTCTTTTGCAACGCCATAGAACACCGGCGCGATCTTTTGCGAAAGAAGTATCTTAGACATCGATAACCACCATCACGCCATCGTCATTGTTATCTCCGGTTTTCTCTTGCACCATCGCCCACTTGTCGATCAGCGTCCCCATTGCCGTTGTGATCTGGCTGAGATTTGCCGCCGCCAGCTTTTCGGGGTCGTTGAGCATTTCAAGCCCCTTGCCGATGAACGAACACACAAGATCTTTGTGGTCGTTCATGTACTCCATCACATCGGCGGTGTTCTCTTCCTTTTTTTGTTCGCACTTTTCCACAATGTCGGCATTCGCCCGCACAAGGTTCTTGACCGTCGTTGCGGACACGCCGTTAATTTTCGCTGTGGCGCAATAGTTGTTCGTCTGCACATAATCCGCCAGTATTTTCTTTTTCTGCCGGTCTGTCAGACGCGCAGCCATGTCATCACCTCGTCGCTCTCGCGCGCAAAATGTCGCTCTCTCTCTTTTCTTTTGGGGGATTATAGGGGGTAAGATAATACGGGGGATGCAAGGGGGGAGAAGAAGAGAGGGGGAAACAAGGGGGATTTTCTTTTCTCTCTCTGAGCTATGCGATGTAAACATTTTGCTTGCAATTGCTTGCATTTGCTTTGCTTCTGCTAACATTTCCCGCAAAAATGTTTACATCCCTTGCGTTAATTGCTGTCGTGCTGCGGTCTAATTTCATCCGCCCGTCACAGTTTATTAACGCATGATACGCTTGACAGCGTTGTCAAATTATTTTTGCTACCAGCCCCTGCCCCTTGGCCTTACATAGCAGACTTTACCCGCCCCGAAGGGCTACAACGTGCCGCACTTTCAGGCGGGCGCTATGCCCATTGCCAAAGGCAGCGGCTCTCCTCTTTTGGAGCGGCGAGGCGGTATTGGGCCGCCACACGTCTGCAATGTTGCCTATAGCCATTGCTTTCGCTTCTGCTTCTGCACGCCGCATATGTCCCCGCTGGGACACATCGTTGAGAGGTGCGCGGGGTCCTGTGCCGCATGAGAGGCGCGACCTCTCGGCCCTGTTCGTAGACTGCATCGTGCGTGCGGCATGTTGCGGGGGCGGTGTAAAAAGATGAAAAGCACCGCGCCCCGCTATGGCGCAGGAGGTAAGCGCCATAAATGAGAGAACCGCAAAGGCTTTTACGCCTCTGCGATTCTATTATCTCATAAGCAAATGGCTTTTTAAGGCCAACTTTTAATCATCGAGCAGCCCGTAGTTCCGTGCGACGCACTTGATGAAATCGGTATGCCATCGTCTCGCCGTTCGGTCGGAACAGTTGACTGCCATCGCCGCCCCTTCAAGCGTGTGTGTCTTGTCCCAAAAAACAAGTCGGATAAATTTCAAGCGTTCTTCGCCGTCTTGCAATCCCCCTGTTTCGCTTACCGCTTGGCTCACGGCGCAGCTTTCTTTTAACGGCACGCCGCGCAACCCCAGTTCTCGGTCTGGGTCGTAGCGGCGGATAATGGATTTCACATAACCCCACCAACTGTAACGCGGGTTACTCATGTCGTGCCGCCTTTCTCTTAAACCACGCCCACAGGTTGCGCCACGGGTGGTTGAACTGCCATACCGAGCGCTGCTCCCAATCTTTCCGCTTTTCAACCTCTTGGGCAAGCGTTACTCGACAGTCTGCAAGCGTCGCATTCATTTTCTCCTTTTTCTCCTCCGCATCGGAGAGCTTAGCGCGCAGCTCAATCATTTCCCCAAGCGCTCCCTCTGCGGCGCCCAGCTCCGCATTCGCCCGCCCAAGCGCTGCCTTGGTATCAGCAAGCTTGTTTCGCAGTGCATCCGCGCCCGCTTTCAGATCCGCGATCTCGTTGACCTTATCGATGGCCTCGCCGTTCATCTGGTCGATGGATTCGGTCAGGGCGGCGTTCTTGGCTCTTAACTCCCGTTCCTGAGTTTCCATTTTGCTGATTTGCTCGCGCAACTTCTTAGCTCCCTCAAAATACGTCGCCGCAGTGTCCTCCGCCTCTTTCTGGGCGCTCTGCGCTTCCTCCACCATCTTCGCCATCTGGTCTTTGGTGTACTTCTTGATGTTGATGCTCATAACTCGTCTCCTTTCATTCGTAGCTGTTCTTCTTTTCCCCTGTCGCTCGTGATGCTCACGACCTTGCAGTCGCCGTATCGCTCGATATCCATTGCGATGCGCTCCTTGATGCCCTGCGCGTCAGCGGCGGGGACGTTGGCTTTAATCGTGATCGTCAGCATGGGTACCCTCCTTTGGCTCGCCGTAGCTGCAAAAATCGTCCGGTGCAATCTCCATTCCGCTTGCTGGGCAGATGAGAAAGCCTTTCCCGTTGACCGTCGCGCGCTCTTTGTGCTCGCAGTCCTTGCACCGCGTCACGACCACGGCATCGACGGTAGGTGCAGTGGCTACCAAAACCTCGGCAAGGCACTTTACTCCTTTGCTTGCAGTGCTTTCTTTCACTCTCCGAAAAATTTTGTCAGCGTCAATCAGCCTCATTGCCATCACCTCCGTCCATTTTCGCGCCGCAACTTTGACAATACGGGCTTTTGTAGTAACACGAGGATATCGACCAAAATGGAGCGTGCTTCTTGCAATTAGTGCAATCCCCGTTTTTATCCCACATCGCATGCACCACCGGCGCAACATCGGCGGCGGGGATACTGTTGATCTCCTGCGTGCAGATTTCTGGATTTTCGTACCGACGTGTGATTAGCTCAATTACAGCTTTCCGCTCAATGTATTCAGCCATTGTTAGCTCTCCTGTTCCACTTTTCGACGATAAATTTGGGTTCGCTATATACGCCACTTTCAAAATCACACTCTGGACAGTATATATAGCACTCTTCTGGGCTGTTGCCATCTACTGTTTCAAGTATTGCTTTTCCGCCACAAAACGGGCGCGGGTTTAACTCAATCATCCTTCATCGCCTCCAATGCTTTCTCCGCCTCCTCGCGGGTGAGAAATACGGTCTTTCCAAAGTCCTGCAAGACACGCTCCATGTTAAGGAACGTAAGCTTGCTCTTTTTGATGAACCTGAACTCTGGCGCGTAAATTCTCGCACGTTTTGTCACAATCAGATACACCGTATCACCCACCTTGCACGGCAGCACCACCAACCGACCGTCAGCCTGCGCCCTTAGCAATGGGTCAGCTACCTTGTGGTACTCATCCAATGTGTGCTGCATTGCCGTGATTTCCTCCGGCGTCAGCCTTAAATCCTCGTAGGCGGCGAGGCAGCATTGGAGCATGCCAATCCACTCATCCTTTGTGTACTTTTCTTCGTATTCTGTTGCCATAAGAACTTCTCCCGTTTTAAGCCGGTATGTCAGCCGCTCCATCATTCTACCTCCTGCACCCTCCCCAGCGGACAGTAAACCAGGCAGTTGTGCTTGCTCGCGTCCCGCAGGATGGCTCTATGTACCGCCTTGCCGATCTTGTCGAATCGCAGCTCATAGCCCTCGGGGTAATATTCGATCCCAGCGTACAGCACCTTCGGCTTGTCCTTTTTCACCGCCGCCTGCACGCACAGGTCTAAAAATGTGCTTCGTTTCATGGCATCATTCCTCCCCAAATCTCAATTTTGTCACTGCAATCGGGAATTCCTCGATCTCGCTTGCCCAGCGCGCCGTGCCTTTGCCGTTGCACCGCTCGAACACCAGCGGGAAGCCGCCGATTCCGTCAAACAGGCTGCCCATCGTAACAGGACGCAAATATTGCGCGCTGATGCGCTTTGCCAAAAAGTCCCAAAACGGCAGGGCGATAGAATTGCCCAGCGCCTTATAGCGCGGGCTGTCGCTCGGCTTGCGCGGTTTGCCTTTGCTGTCTCGCCACTCGCCGATGTCCGTCCAGTGGTCAGGGAAACCTTGCAGTCGTTCACATTCCATAGGTGTGAGCCGGCGCACGACCATGCCCGTTCTCACGGTGTTTTGCAGATTGTAGCTGGTCCCGCCGTTCGATTTAGCTTGCAACGTGCCGTTTGTTTCGCCGCCCTCGCGGAAGTTCCGGCAATCAACGGCACACACAAGGTCTGTTCCGTCCTTGAAATCCCGTTGCTTGCAGCTACTTGCAACATCTCCCTCGCGGTAATCACCAAAGCCCTGCATTTGATACGTCAGCGGCACTTGGTTTCCGCCTGTTCCCATCCTTGCTTGCAGGCTGGGAACGACCTCGCCGCAATCTCTGATGACGTCGCAAGCGTGAGACATATCCAGCGCAACGACCACTATTCCTCCCTGATTACACGCGGGATTTCCACCGTTCAGGTCAAACGTGCGCGAGGTGTCCGCCACATACACGCCGCTTTTCGGGTTGCTGGATTTCATGGCGTTGCTTTCGTATGCGGAAATGCCGTAGCAGAAAATCGTCTGGTCGTTGCCGGTGCCGAGTGTGCCGCTCTTGTCCTCCTGGACTAAAGCGCCTTTTCCTCCTCCGTCACAGCCCCCCCCTGATTCGGACTGCATAAGAAGTACCGCTTTCAGCGTTTCCGGCAAGTCTTTCCCGCGCCGTTCCGCTCTCCGCAGGATGCCTTGACACGCTTTTGCGCTCAAAGAGTATTTCTCCTGCGGTGTCTCCTCC